CGCCTCGCCCGTTCCCATTGCGGCCTCAGAGATGCGCCGCGTCATACGCTGGATAGCCATGTCGAGCGTTCGCGCTTCGATGCCCGCGAGTTTCCCCGCCAGCCGGAACGACGCAAGCGCCTCGGTGGTTATGTTCAACTTCCTCGAAGTCTTCGCCAGCGAATCGACAGTCGCGAAACCGGCCTTAGTGACGGCGACCATGCCAGCAACCACCGCCGTCGCCATCGCAACCGCGGCCAGCGCGATTACCTTGAAGCTCTTGGCCACCGCCTTACCGATCTTCTTGAAGTCAATGCCGAACTTCTTGGCTTTAGTGTTCGCCCTCGTCAAGCCCTGCTCAAAATCCTTCGTTCGTGCAGAGAGGATCACGGCCATCTTTGCGATTGTGGTGGCGATATCTACGCCGCTCCCTTCTTGTTGTTGTCACTGGACGTAAGTCCAGTCGTCGCCAGCGCCGCCAGTGAGATCGCGCCCAACGCTTCGAGCATCAGATCCGATACCGGCCACGGATCCGTTTCGCCTGCGCCTCGTCGCTCATCTGAATGTCCCGCGACAGTTCGCCACGATCGCGGGCGGCCTTGTCGCGGACGGCTCGGGCGGCGGATGGCCTCCGGGTTGGATCATCGTCGCCGTGCCCTTTCTCGCTATTGCACATGCTGCACATAGTTTGCCGGTTGTTGCTCGTGTTGTCACCACCCCTATTGGTGTTCGCGAGCGCGATGATGTGGTCGATGGTGGCGCGGTCGCGATACCAGCCCGGCCCCTTGTATTGGTGCACGTTTAGCCCGCATCGTTGGCAGATATAGTCGTCCGACACGAACACAGCCAAGGGGTTTAGCCGTTCGCTCTCCACTCCGCGTTCGCGTGCGCGGCGGGCATGCCTCCCCCTGGCGTCCTTCGCGCGGCTCTCCTCTGGGTGCTCGTCGCGCCACTTACGCGCGCGCTTGCTAATCACTGCCGCGTTCTTCTCATAGTAGTTGCGATCACGCGCATGTGCGAGTTGCGGATTCGCCGCACGACGGTTACGCTGGTACTCTGTCGCAGCCTCTTGGTTCGCTCTATAGTAGTTGCGATAACACTGTTTCGCCTTGTCCGGATTCTCCTCAAACCACTTCCTGTTGGCGGCGCGTACCTTGTCCAGATTCTCCTCGCGGTACTTGCGAGCGCGAGCTCGCAGTATTGCGCGGTTCGCCTCGCGGTACTTGCGATTACACTCCGTCACTGTCTCGCGGTTCTTCTCGCGCCAGTCACGCTTCTGCTGCCGAGCCTTCTCTGGGTTCATAGTTGTCGCCATCAGCTACCAGGCCCCGCTTTCATCGCTCTGAAGATCGCGCCGACCTTCTTGTCCAGTTCCTCCGCGGTTGGCACTCTCGCTGGCCTGTCGAACTTCGGCATGAAGTCCGCGGCCTTGTACGGCTGCGGCCGTCGCTTCGCGTCGCGGTTGACGTTTGCCATCATCGCGAGCACCTGCGCGGTGTGCAGCCACTCCGCCTCGCTGCCCCACGGCTCCAGCTTGTAGAACTCCATCCACCCCGCGTACTCCCGGCTCGTCATCCGCCGCTCCATCTCGGCGACGGTCTTGTACCCCAAGTGCGACGCTAGGCGGTAGCTGAAACGGCACTCGGGGCGTCGGAGTTTTCCGATATGTCCCCGGCGCCATCGCCAGAGATACCGGACACAGCCAGCGCCGCCATTGAGATCGCGTCAATCACCTCGGGCAGCATCCCCTCAACGGCCTGGCGATCCTCGTCGGTATCGTTGAAGATGCGTGTGCCGTCATGCTCGCACGAGCACGCCAGCACAACGTCGATCTGGAACGGCGCGAGGTCCGCCGCCGACAACAGTTCGCCCTCGCCCTTGGCCGACGCGGCCTGCATGATCCGCGCCCGCAGGCCGAGCAGCATGGACCGTACCCACACGGACGGCACGCCGCTCGGCATGTCTGCGACGGCCTGTATCTCGCCGTCCTGCGCCGCCGTCACGAAGGCGCGCTTGTCGTATCCAGTCCCTAAGCTGGCGGGCATTGCGGCCCTCCTTATTTATGCGTCGTCCCACGTGCCGGTTACTTCGCTGGTCAGTTTGATGGTCCACGTTGCCGTGTTCGCGTCTTCGTGCGGGAACCCCATACTCAGGTCCGTCACGAAGCCGTCGCAGATAAACGCCTTGCCGCCCGACCGCGGCGTGATGGTCCATGTCTCGGTAGCGTTCGAGAGCATCGGCGGCAACGCCGCACCACTCGCAACGCTCTCGTCGAACTTCACGGTCACGGCCAGCTCGCCGGGGTCGTACAGCGCGCCCGCTACGAACTCACGCGCGTTCGTGCTGTCGTTGGTGGTGATGTCGATCGCGGGCCGTCCCCAGCCTGACCACGACAAGTCGATCACGTTCACGTCCGCCGAACTGACCGACCCTGATATCACCAGCCCGGTTCCGATTGTAATGGCCATCCCGAATCCCCTTTACGACGTTGACTCCGCCCACCAGATGTCGAACGTCATGGTCCGCACGAACACCGGACGATCGCTTCCGTCGTCCGGCCCGTCCTTGCTATCGCTTTGCCCCTGCAACGTGATACTTTTCACGTCCACCGTTTTCGCCGTCTCGCCGAACGTCGCGTCGCCCGTGTTGCCGTCGAGCAGAATCCGCACGGTCTTGGCCGTGTCGTTCAGTTCCTCGTACGTCCGCGCCTCTACCTCGATGTCGTAGGTGTACATGGCCAGCCCGGCCTTACCGTCGTTCGTAGTGACGTGCTGCGTGTCGGTCAGGTCCACGATCAGCATCGGGTACGTCGGGCTCTCGCGCGACGGGCGGCCGATGAAGATGCGGTCGCTGACCTTGCCGGACACGCCCGAGTCCTGCTCCAGTTCGTAGATGAGTGCGCGGGTGAGGCTCATGCCGCACGCCCCGCACGCTTGGCAGCCTTGGCCGCAATCTTGTTCGCTTCCTTCACAAACTCCTTGCGCGCTCGCCGCAGAATTGCAGCCTTGATACGCCCCCGGTTCTGCTCGAACGCCGGTCCAAGGAACGGGAACGCACGCGAGTGGCTTGTGCCCTTCTCGACCAAGTGCGAGTAGCGCGACGGGCGGCGGGTGCGAACTGAACGAGCGCCAACGCGCACGAGCGTATCGCCCTGCCGTACCCTGGCACCGATCACCGCAAACACGCCGTGTTTACCGATGCCGGTCTTGATACCGATGGAGCGCGACAGCGCGCCGGTTGATTCGCCAGCACCCAGCGATAGCGGACCCGGCCCCTGCGCCTTCTTCGCCCGCGATGTCAGAACATTGGTGCGAGACTTTGCGTTCTTCTTCGCCGCCTTGCTGACGATCGACGCGCCCTCGCGGATCGCCGGGCGCATCACGCGGCGGCGACTGGCGATCGACATCTCCTCCAGCGCAGCGATCACGTCCTTTATCCCGACGAGTTCCATTGGGCCGGCAAGTCCGCCAGCGGTGCTGGTAGTCAGCGTGCTCACGACGCCACCTCCTCGCACAGCAGGATGATCTCGTGATTGATCTCGTCCACGTGCACGACCTGCGTGATGTGCATGACCCGCGAGTTGAACGTGAGCCGCATACCGGCGGTGAACCCAGACCGATACCGCATCCGAACCTCGAACGTACCGACGAACACACGCGCGCCGCCGATCTCAGTCTCGCTGCCGCCGGTCGGCGTGATCGACGCGCGGCGGAATCCGCTCGACCCCGCAGGCCACAAGGCCCAGGTCTCCAGCGGGTCGGCGTAGTCGTCGCGCGCGACCGTCACGCTCTCGACCTTGACCACGTGCCGCAGTGTCCCGGCCCGGATCGCCACTACACTTCCCCTACCCGAATGCCCCACAGCAGCGCGTCAACAGCCTTCGGCACCTCTGCCGTGATCGTGCCGATAACAACCGCCTCGCGGTTCTCGTACCAATGGCCCAGCAGCATCAGCATCGCGAGCCGCGCGTCGGCCGGTACGTCGTCAATGTCGCCGTAGCCAGCCACGTACCGCACCGTCACCGCGTTCGGCTGGCTGCGCGTGGTCGGCAGCGTCACGTTGAACGCCAGTTCGATCACGCCCGGCTTCAGTCCGGTCTGCACGACGTAGTTGCTCGCTGCCCACGTCTGGGTCGTGCCGTCGCCATCCACGTACTTGATCGACGTGACGGACGACAGCGGCGCTAGCGGCCACTCGGTCAGCCGCATGGGGAAGGTTGGCCACGCAGGCATCGACCAGTCATACGTCGCATTGATGAACTTGAGCCGCGTGAACATCTCGGCGTGCGCGCGCGCCGCAGCAATCAGACCACGGATATACACGTCGTCCGCAGTGTCGTCGTAGTTCAGATGCTTCTTCGCATCCGCCAGCGACACCGGCTCGTCGGTTGCGGCTGTGACGAGAGTAATCATTATGGGATCTGCGCGCCAGAGGTAAAGAGTTTTAGCGTGATGACCGTTGCGCTCGTGCCGACGCCGAGAATCGTGCGGTAGTCGCCCGCGATGACATCGGCATCAGGTGCTACCCCGCCCGCCGTAGTCGAAACGCAGTACACCTCCCCGACCACCACCGTGCCGCCGATCGTGATCTGGCCGGACGCCTGGTACTTGACCGGCTGGCCCGTCAGCGATCCGTGCAACGCGACACCCACGCTGTCAGCGCTCGCGGCCGCGTCGGCGTCGGCCAGCTTCAACTTGCCGCTGTCCGTGCTGTCCGCATACAGCGGCTGCCCGGCCGTGATGGTCGCGCCCGCCGTGCCGGTCCCGGTCGTGCCGTCCACCCGAAGGACGTTCGCGACCGTGATGGTGATGTCTGCCATCGGTCAGTTCCCCATTCAGTAAGACCCGGCGCGGTTTTCCCGCCGCGCCGGGGTTGAACTACATTGGACAGGCCGTGACGCTGAACGTGAAGGTGGCGTCGCTGTCCGCGTCCACCTGCACCCACGCCACGCGCCATTCGTCCCCGATGAGGTTCCGAACCAAGCCAGCGCCCAGCGCCGTGCCCGACTCGTACCCGGCCTCGATCCTCGCCGACGTGATCTTCTCCACGAACTGCTTCGCGCCGCCGTCGCCGAGCACCTGAGTGAAGTGGACCACCTGGTGCCACGTTGCCCCCACCCCGTCGTCGATGCGGGTTTCAACCGACACGTCGAGCAGATCGCCCACGTCGGTTGCCGCCGCAGTCACGTCCAGCACGAACACAAAGCCGTTCAGCGGTATGCCCATGCCGACCGCCGAGCCCGTCGTGTCGATCGCACCCGCGGCCGTCGTGGTCGCGGCTTGGAGCGTGGTGGTGTCGCGAATCTGTTTTGACTTCGTACCCACAGATCACCCCCCTTACGCGGCTGCCGTGATGAGAGCCCCGCGTTCCAGCGGGATGTAGAGACAGTGCCAGATGCCGTGGCCGGTAGCGACGTTCGCTTCCGAACCCAGCACCCCGATCGTGACCCCTGAATCAGCACCATCGACCACAATCGGAGAGGCGCACCGAGCCGTCCCGAGCGACAGCACGTCCGCTGCGTTCCCGGTCAGGCCAAGGATTGTCTCGTCCGCTTCGCCGTCCACCTGTGTGATAGCGCAGATGTTCATGGCTCCAGCCGCAGTCGTTGAGGACTGCACAATGAAGTCCGCAGCCGCACCCATCGTCGTATCGATCTGCAACCAGAGGCCCACGATCAGGCACTTGCCCACCGATGGGGTGAAGATCGGAACCAGCGACGCCGCCGGCTGGAACGATTCGGTGACTTCCCTTGCCGCGCCCCACGGGGTTTGCACCAAGTTCTGATCGGCCGCCACCGCAAGGCCGTGCGAGATGTCGAGACCCGCCTCGTCGTCGCCCGCCGCGACCGTGATCGGGCCGAGGAAGTTGACGTTGGAAGCGGAGTCGATTGCGGCGAACGGATCGGTGTTATCGTCCACCAGCCGAATGTGAATGTTCGGACCAACGAACCCCGTGTCCGCCGAGAGCAGCGACATCGCTACGCCGACCGCAGCCTCGCGCTGAATGAAGTACCCATCGTGAATACGCATCAGCGTATTGGCCGTGCTCAAAGAACTGAACACCGCCGTCGATCCAGCGGAGTCCACGTTGAAGTTTTCGAGGATGCCGCGGTCTGTGCCTGTCGGCTGGAAGCACGCAACCGCCTGGTCGCCAGAGCCCTCGCCGATGTGGGTGTAGTTGTTGATGTGCCAACGGTCGCCGGTGATCGTCCAGACCAGCGCGGCCTCGACCGCTCCCGTGTCGCGCGTCTCACCGTTCGTGAACGAGAAGTCGTCGCCCGATACCGTCATCATCGACGTGCAGTTGTCGACGGTGTTGGACACGAGCATGTTGTCGATGCTCACGTTGGCCGCCGATACCGTGATCGTCGCGGCCGCGTTGGTGCCGAGTGTGAACGTCGGACGATCGCTGCCTTCGCCGAGACACTTGATGGTCACCCCGTCCACGTCGATCGCAACCGGGGCCGCGGTTGTGATCGTTTCCGCGTGATTCTCCATCACGTAGATGATGTCGCCTTGATTCGCGGTCGTGAGACCGACAGCGTAATCGAGAGTGGCCACGGGGTTGCTGGGGTTGTTGCCTCGTCCGGCCGAGTCTGTGCCCGAGACCGAATCGACAAACACCCGATTGCCGGTTGAGATGCCCATGTTTTCGATTGAGAACATGCCGCCGCTGTGCTTGCCGACGAACAGTTCCGTGCGTGCTCTTCGTGCCATTTCCTTGCATTCCTTCCTGTGTTGAACGCGCCCGCCCCACGATTGAGGCGGGCACTCCAGGGTTCAGAGTTACGCGATCGCCGTCACGGTGATCGCCTGCGGATAACGCGGTTCGTACAGCATCAGGTTGCACGCGCATACCTGGGCCGCGTTCGATGCGTCCTGTGTGATGGCGCCGCCAAGGAACACAAACCCGTTGGCCGTGTCCATCAGCGTGAAGTCGAAGTCCAGCAAGAGCAGTCCGACCTCCTCCGCAGATGTCGCGTCGCCCGACACCAGCGCGTCGGCCGTCTGGGTCGAGCGCGTGAATATCTCGGTGCTCAACAGGTTCGTTGCGGCCTGCTTCGTCCAGTACTCCGATATCACGTCGTAGTCCTTGACGTTGCCACCCGAGATGGTGTCCGCCTGCCGCACTGTGAAGTTCCAGTCGTCCGCGGCTGTACCGGCGGGCGAGTTGAAGATCACCAGCGCACGTCTGTAGTTGCGCACGTCGATGTAATCAAGCACCCGGTCGGTGTCGATGTCAATCGTGCCCACGCCGGTCCAGTCAATCACCTGGATTTGTTCTACGATCTTTCCCATGATTACGCCCTCGTCGCCAGTGTCACGAACGGTGACAGTGTTTTGGTTGACCCGCCGTTGAACGGGGTGATCTTCGACGCTAGCCACGGCTGCCCATCCACAGCGAACACGAAGCGGAACACCGATTCGAGGTAGTCGAATCGCAGGTGCATCGACATCGCTGTGTCGATTCCACCCCTGACGCCCGTGAGGTACGCCTGGAGATCGGCGAGGATGATGTCCCCGACCGTCCCGACCGTCTTGCAGAACTCAGACACCACGACCGGACGGCCCTTCAGCCGAGCGTTCGGAGTGTCCGTGATCCCGCCCGCGGGCAGGTAGACCGGCACGCCGCCGGTGCCAACGTCCGCCGCCAACTGCTCAAGCTGCGGCTCGCAATCCTGGTTGATGAACCAGACCGCATTGCCGCGCGCGTTCGCGTGACACCGCGACCACATCTTGTCGATGTTCTCCTTGACGATCGTGGCGGTGCCCTGCGCGCCACCAGCCGTTTCCTTCGCAACACTCACGGTCGAGGCGTGGCCGATGATGCCCACCGGCTTGCCCACGCCGTCGCCAGCCAGGATCGAGTTTCCCACAAGGAAGTTGATCTCAGTCGTGGCCGCGCGGGTCAGCCACTGGGTCAGCGCCGGACCGGATGCGTTGAGCAACTTGTCCGTCGCGTACACCAGCACCGCCAACTGCTGCGGCTCGATCTTGACCTGGCGCAGCTTCGGCTTGCTCTTTGTGACCTGTGCCGCTTCGGCGATCCAGTAGCCCTGGATGCCGCCCCAACGGCTACCCGTCGCTCTGCTCGTCTCAGCGTTGGCCGGGAACGTCAGCGACTCACCGGTCACCGTGAACTGGTCCGTGCGCGCGAGCATGTTGTCCGGCTCGCGGTTCATCCCGTCCCAGATGGTGGTCGAGAACTCGGGTGGGAGCAGGAAGCCGCCGTCCGAGCCCGTGCCCTGCGACAGTCCAGAGACCGCTGCACCGATCTGCAGCCGGTGGTCCATGTCCTGCCCAGCGTTGGGCGAGTACGCGGACTTCACCGCCGTCGCGAAGTCGCCCAGCCCGACGAAGCCCAGCTTGGGATCGTCTGCCAGTCGCTCTCGCACGCCCGTGATGTCGCCCGCCTTCAGGTCGTCGAGACCCGATGCGTCGATGTGGAGGTCGGCACCGGCCGGTACCCTCCGCCCTTGTGATTCCTTCAGGGTCGCAGCCCCGGCCGCCACCTTGTCAGACAGGTCGGCGCGATTCAACAGCGCCTTCTGGTCGGCAAGCTTGGCGTCAAACTGCGACTGCTCGTCCTCGGTGAGGATCCTGTCCTCACCCTCGGCCGTGGCCTGGATGGCCTCAGCCTCTGCGTGCGCGCACACAGCGCGCTCGCGCAATTCTTGGGATGTCATGTGAAATGCCCCAATGCCGCGCCAGTCCCGACATGTCGGGACTGGTCTTACTCGAAGCTCGGCAGGCCGCTTGGTCGCTCAGGACCGCCAACCCGCTCTAAGCCCGACTCTCTCGCGGTCTCTCAGGGCCGCCAGCGCCGGGGCACTAAGCCCGTCAGGCTAGTTTACTATTCCTGACGAGCAAGTTCGTAATGCGGCCGAAGCCGCCGTACCAAGTATAGGCGCGCGCGTCGCCGGTTTCAAGCGTCCGCAGAGCGGTTCAGCGATGCTGGCGAGAGTTGTACAGCACGCTCCCGTCACCGCGCTGTGTCACACACCCTCGATGGTCAACCGTGCCAGCCCTCGTGTGGTTCGACAGAACAGTCTGACCACACCCGTAGCAATAGCGATCGCCAGGATAGGAGACCTCCATCCGACGACAGCGTTCGCATTTCTTCAGCTTGGCTTTGGGCATGCCAGATTATACCCCGCCCAACCGCAGCCGGTTCCGGTTCGACTGCTGCTGGCGACGGTCGTTCTGCCGCGCCCGTGCCAGCCCGCGCGCCGCGTCGATCGTGTCCTCGAAGGAGCGCACGTGGTCGATCAGCCCCGCAGCCAGCGCGTCCTTCGCGAGCAGTACGCGCCCGTCGAGCGCCCGGATGTCCGCCGGGTCCAGACCGCGGGCGTTGGCTACTGAGTTCACGAACGTCGCACCAAAGGCGTCGATGATCCCTTGGAAGTACGCCAGTTGCTCGTCGGTGATCTCGGTCCCCTCACCGCCCGCCGCCTTCATACTGGCGCCGTCGCTCGTCAGGTGGTGCGCCACGATCCCCTCTTTCTCGAACTGGCCGGACGTATCCTCGATTGACATGATGGTGCCGATCGACCCGACCAGCGCGGAGGCGTTGGCGGACACGTTGCCGATCCCAGCCATCGCGCCGACCCAGAACGCCGCCGACGCGCCCACGTCGTCGAAGTGTGTCAGCACCGGCTTGGCCGCAACAGCAGCCGCGATGTCGTCCGCTAGTTCCTGGTTGCCCGCCGCGGTCCCACCGGGCGAGTCGATAAGCAGCACGATTGCCTCGACGGCCGGATCCTTCGTGGCCGAACGTACCGCGTCGCGCACCGCCAGTGTACTCGTACCACCCATTGAACTGACGCCCTTGGACATGAATCCAACGATGCCGATGACGGCGACACCCGCCACAGTCTGGGTCCGCGCTTCGCCCTCGTCCTCCTCCTCTATGTCGGCCACCGCCAGCGTGCCGCCCGCCTTGAAGACTGCGACGGCCCGGTCCATCCAGCCCCACTCCACCAGCCACGGCCCCATGTGCAGGTGCCCGCATCTATTCCGATCCATTGTCGTGTCTCCTGAATATAAGGCAGCACAGTGACCGTGCTCGGCTATCCACCGTCTCGCTGTTCCACAATTCCAACTCGCTACCCACGGTGGCATTGGTGAACGCGATGCGAATACGCTGCGATGCCGCGTCAGCGTGCCACTCGGCAAACGAGTTGATCGCGTCGCGGTCGGCTACACCCCCGAACCGCCCCGTCTCGATGTCCGCCACCTTCCCGCACTCCGCCGCTACCATGCCCTTGTGACGAAGGTAGAACGCAGTCACCGCGTTGCCGAACGCCGTCGCGTCGCCCGCGTGCTTCGTCGCCAGACGCCGCATCGCCTTCACTTCCTTGCCGATTATGCGCGCGAACGTGTCCTCGAACAGCGCGAACGTCGCGGCCCGGTCCTGTGCGCCGTCCTCATCCTCGTCCGGTTCCTCGCCCGGTGGCGGTTGCGGCGGGTCGAACGGGGGTGGCACCGGCTCCTCGGGCTCGTCGTCCTCGTCCTCCACGGCCTTCAGCGTGCTCAGAATGTAGTGCTTGCCACCCAGATCGTCGTCGAGCGCGTTGCGATTCTCCTGCGCCCGCCACTCGTCGATCGTCAGCACGCCATTCATAAGCTGGATCTGATTCGCCGCGGCACGCTCTGATGGCTTACCACGTAGCAACCCGTCCACCAGATGCTCTGCAAAGAACCGCGTGTCGGCCGAGCGTGCGAACAGCTTGCGGGCGATCTCTTGCTCCCACCGCACCAGCCAAGGCTGCAGCGTATCGGTTACATATTCCAAAGACTGTTCGATGATGTTGCTGAACGTCGCGCGCAGCAGATGCTGGATCTTGTGCGGTGGCATACGGAACAGCCGGGCGATGTCCTCGACCGTGTACTGGCCCGCCTCGATCATCTGCGCCTTCTTGGGGTCGATCGAGAACGTCGTCAGCGTTGAGCCGGGGTCCAATACCGCGAGCCCCTGCCGATCGCCGCCCATCCCGAACGTCCTGGCCCACGCGGCGCGCATCGTCTTCTTGTCGTCATGGCTCACCATCTTGGGCGGCGTGTACGCAGCGCCCGGCATGGCCCCATTCCTGAAGAACTCGCCGCGGTATTCCTGCTGCCCGAGCCCGATACCGATCGCCTCGCGGCCGATCGCAGACATAGGAAAGCCGGTGATCCCGTTGCTGCCAAGCCCGTGAATGTGCAGCATCGACGCAGCCGGGAACGGCACGGGCGTGCCCCCCATGCTCGTGCCGTCCAGCTTCTTGACATCCGCTACGCGGACCTCGTAGAACAGCACCCCGCTCGCGTCCCGCTTCGGCGTCACCCGCGTCGGGTGGATCGGCCATAGTGCCAGCGCGCGGCCCTGCCTGTCGGCTTCGATCTCGGCATACCCGCCGTGGTAGCCCATCGCCCACGAGGTCATCACCTCGCGGAACGACATCGCAGTCATCTCTGGGTTCGGCGAGTCGTGCAGCAGCTTGTAGTTCGGGTGCTCCAGCGCCCGGTCCTTACCGCCACCCTCCAGCCGCTCGTACGTAATCAGCGGCAGCTTCGCCACGTCCTCAGAGATCACCCGCACGCAGGCGTAGTAGGCCGGGAGCGCCATCGCCGAGTCGGGCGACACGTTCACCCCGGCGCCCGACAGAGGCCCGCCGGACCAGTCCGTCAGCCACGCCTGCGGGTTCACGAAGTCGCTCGCCGGGCCGAACGCCGCCAGGATGCTATCCAGAATCATGTCGTCTACCCCCCACAACCACGTCGGCCAACATCAGGCAGCCCAGCGTGACCATCGCGGCGGGCGGCGACCATTGCCACACACCCGCGACGATCAGCCCCACCGCCGCCACCGCCCACACCAGCCTCGCCACTTTGTTCAGAATGACGCACCCTCCTCGCCCCACGGGTTCACCCAGGCGTCCGCATTCTCCGCCCGGTCCAGCGCCATCACCAGCGCCACGATCCCGTCGATACGACCGTACGACTTGTCCTTCACCATCTTGATGTTCTCCGCCGGGTCCATCGTGATCGCCACATTGCTCGCCATCCAGCGCGCGACCGGGTTGCCGCCGTGCCGCAGTCTCCGGGCGCCCACGATCCGGTCCATCGTCTTGCACGCCGGGCTCATCGACAGGTAACCCTGCCGGAAGAACTCGACCTCGAAGCCATCCTCCTCGGACAACTGGGTGGCGAGCATCGTCGCGTTATACGGATCGATCGCGATCGACTGCACCGCGTGGTCCTTGCCGAGTTGCACCACGACATCACGCACCCGGCCGTAGTCCACCACCGCGCCCTCGGTCTGCTCGATCAGCCCGTCCCGCTGCCACACCACGTACGGCGCGTGGTCGTCGCGGGCGCGTCGCTCCATCGTGTCAGTCGGCACCCAGAACCACCAGCGGGTTGCGAACTGCTCCTCTGGCAACTGCCAGACCGCGCAGACGGCCGTGATATCGTGCGTGCTGGACAGGTCGATGCCCAGCCAGCACGGGCAGCCCTTCAACTCCTCGTCCGCCACAGCCCCGTCGCAGGCGTCCCACTTGTCGAGCTGGATCCAGCGCACGGCCTGCTCGGTCTTCATGTTCCCATGCAGCCGCTTGAACTCGTTTTCGTAGACCGGATCGTCCTTGGCCTGCTGAAGCGCACGCTCGATGTAGTTCCGCTTCACCGACACGCCAAGGTTCGGGTTCGCCTTCTCCAACTCCGCCATGTCGGTCCAGTCTGCATCGCGGGGCATCTCGTAGATCACCGGCAGGAACCGGCGGTCCTCGACCGTGCCATCCCGCACAGAGCAGGCGTAGCGGTGCTTGTCGTTGCACACGCTCTCCTGGTCGTAGTCCGCGGTCGTCAAGTACAGCACCAGTGGCTGACGACGGGCCGCCACCGACGTGGTGACGGCGTGGACAAGCTCGCTGTTCGGCTGGGTGTGCAGCTCGTCGATGATCGCGGCGTGGGTGTTGAACCCGTGGGCACCCGTCGCGTCCGCCGGCACGACCTTGTAACTGGAGTTCGTGGCCTCGAACACGATCGCACGGGTGGACTTGTAGACCCGCAAACGGTCTGCCAACTCGGGTTCGTTCCGCACCATGCCGCTCGCGTGGTCGTACACCAGCGTCGCCTGGTCCCGATCGCTCGCCAGGTTGTAGACCTCAGCCCCCTGCTCGCCGTCGCAGGCCAGCATGTAGAGCCCGATCCCGGCCGCCATCGGGGTCTTGCCGTTCTTCCGAGGCACGTACAGCAGGCACTCCTGGTAGCGCCGAACGCCCTCGGGCGTCAGCCATCCGAACAGGTTGCCCAGGAACGCCCGTTGCCAGTCCTCCAGCAGGAACGGCGTGCCCGCCAGTTCACCCTTCACGTGCGTCAGCATCGTCTCGAAGAAGTCGATGACCCGCACCGCGTGCGATCGGCTGAACACACAGTCGCCAGCGTCAGCCCACGGGTCGTAGCCCGGCAGCGTCCGTAGCAGCTTGCGCCACTCCGCGTCGTCGCGCGGCATCGGTCGCCGCACCCTGATTGGCCCCGTCGCTACCATCGTCACGCCCCCGCCACCTCCGCTTCCTCGCTGGCCGGGTTCGACTCGCAGACGAACTCGGTCCCGTCCGGATTCTTCACGACTAACCGACACGGCTTATCGGGCGCGAACTCGACAATGGTTACGTCCGTCAACATGTCGGCCGTGACGATCACCGTGCCGCCATCCATGTAGATTGTCGTAAGTGTTCGTCTCATGCCGTGAAGAACCTCCCCTTGGCCGTCGTCCGCTTCGGCTCCGCTACCGCCACACGCGAACGCGCAGCAGGCGTCAGCCCGAACTGCCCCAGCAGACCCGCGCAGTGGTCCCGCTCTCGCTCGTATTCCTTCACCTTCGGGTGCTGAATCGGCTGCCCAGTCGTGCCCTGAGCCACCGACTTGTTCCTCAGCGTCCACTTGTAGAGCTTCGCCACCCGATCCAGCGACCGGCACAGCAGCGCCAGCGCCGGGCCGTCCACCTTCGTCAGTAACCCGGGCGTGTCGCCCAGCACCGCCACCATCCGGTCCCACTCCGCCACCGCGCCGTCGCTCAACCCGCCCGGCATGTCCGGCGCACCCGGCGGCGGCTGCGGTTCGTGCTCCTCGCGCTCGTCCGCGCGGCGGCTACCGGCCAGTTTCAAGGCCTTGGTGGGGGTTCGTGCTGGTCCTCGTTTGCCCATTCTAAAATCCAGGGTCAAAACCCGCGCATGTTTCTTC